GCAGGACGACGCGGATCCGTTCAGCGAGGAAGCGATCAAGGCGGCTAACCCGGCGTTCGGTGACTTTCAAAACGCCAAGGAAGTCTTGGCGATGGCTGAGGACGCGCGGCGGATGCCATCGCGCGAGAATGAGTATCGCAACCTGATACTGAATCAGCGCGTCGATATGAACGCGCCGTTTATTTCTCGGCAAGTCTGGACGGAGTGCGGCGGGCCGGTTGTGGAGTCGTTCGAGGGCCTGCCGGTGTTCGGCGGGCTGGACCTGTCGGAAGTGTCGGACCTTACGGCTCTGGCGCTGGTAGCTCCGGTTGATCGCGTGTGGCACGTCAAGCCTACGTTCTGGCTGCCCGGCGACGGGCTTATGGACAAGGCGCGAGGCGACCGGGTGCCTTATGATGTGTGGCACCGGGACGGATGGCTACAGGCCACACCGGGCAAGACGGTAGATTACGAGTATGTCGCGGAGCGGATCGCGGCTTTGTTCGACCGGCTGGACATTCGCAAGATCGCGTTTGACCGCTGGAACTGGCGACACCTCAAGCCGTGGCTGGCGAAAGCCGGGTTCACCGAGGATCAGCTAGAGGGCGACCGTGCGGTGTTCGAGCAAATGGGGCAGGGCTTTCAAAGCATGTCGCCTGCGCTGCGTGACTTGGAAAGCGCGATATTGAATGGCCGGATAGTTCACGGCGGGCACCCTGTGCTTACGATGTGCGCGGCGAACGCAACTGTTCAGGCTGACCCGGCGGGCAACCGGAAGCTGTCTAAGATCAAGAGCCACGGAAGGATTGACGGAATGGTGGCTTTGGCGATGGCAATGAGCGTGGCGGGCACGTTTGAGGAGGCGGATATCGGAACGTCTTACCTTGAAGAAGATGGGCTGTTGGTCCTCTGATGTTCGGCCTTCGCAAAAAATCGGCCATCCGAGACGCGGCTTGGTCTGATATTGTCGGGTTCTGGCCCTTCGGCACGGCATCCGGTCGGGCTGTGTCTGAGGCTACGGCGCTGCAAGTGTCGGCTGTTTTCTGCGCGGTTCGGGTTATCGCGGAGGGGATCGCACAGATTCCAATCCGCATCATCCGCGAGGAATACGACGGCGACAAATTGTTTCGCCGCGTTGAGCGCGAGCATTGGGCGCATGATCTGCTTTGCACCGCACCGAACGACTGGCAAACGTCTTTTGAGTTCCGCGAGTTCGCGGTGTTTTCTGCCGTTCTCGGCGGCGGGTTTCTGGGGATTAAGAACGTTGACGAGCGCGGGCGTGTCGTGGAAATTCTCCCGGTTCCTGCGGGTGGCTGGACAGTAGATCAGGACCGCGACTGGAACCTGATTTACCGCGTAACCTATGCGGACAAGACCTCAGGTGTTTTCACGCCCTCCGAGGTTCTGCATCTTCGTGGGCCAAGCCTGAACGGCTATCGTGGTCTGAACGCGGTGAGCGTGGCGCGCGAGGCGATTGGGCTGTCGTCGGCTTTGGAGCGGCAGCAGGCACGGCTTGCGGGTAATGGCGGCAAGCCTTCCGGGGTGCTTAGCTTCCCCCAGGCCTTGAAGCCCGAGACGCGGGCCAAGCTAAAGGAAAGTTGGGCGGAGAAATATGGCCCGGATGGCGATGGCGGGATAGCCATTCTGGACGGCGATGCGAAGTTCCATTCGCTGACTATGACCAGCGTTGACGCGCAGCACCTTGAGACGCGGCGGCACCAGATCGAGGAGGTGGCGCGGGCGTTCCGGGTTCATCCCATCATGCTGATGCACTCAAACACGACAACGACATTCGCCAGCGCGGAACAGCATTTCAGGAACCACGTCATTCACACTCTTGGCCCGTGGATGGCTCGGTTCGAGCAGGCTTGCAATCGGGACATTTTGAGCGGTGAGCCCAATCTCAGGGTTGATCTGGACGAGCGCGGGCTTCTGCGCGGCGACTTCAAAGATCAAGCGGAGTACTACGCCAAGGCACTTGGGGCCGGTGGCGGGCGCGGTTGGATGACACAGAATGAGATTCGATCAGAACGCGACATGAACCCGGTTATGGACCCGGAAGCGGATCGCGTTCCGATGGGAGCGATGGAAGGCGGGGAAAATTCGGCAGCCAATATGAAGGGCGAACTTGACGCTTACGGGACGGGTGTGCGGGCAGGGACCGTTACGCCGCAAGTCGCAGACGAACTTGCGTCTAGAGAAAAGTTTAACCTGCCCAAAATGAGCCAGGAGGCGATTGGCCTTTGGCAAAATCAAGGAAACGTAAGACAGCCCATTACGCTGCAATCTGGCGACGAAGCGTCCGCTAGCGCCGAAAGCGCAGGCGCAGGCAACGACGAGGCGGGCGATGCCTGACCAATGGAGGCACAAGATGCTAATCAAGACGCTTGACCTTGAGGTTAAGGCGGAGGGCGACGACGGCGAGGTTGTCGGCTACGGCTCCGTTTTTGACGAGGTGGACAGCTACGGCGACATTGTTCAGCGCGGTGCGTTTGAAAAATCTTTGAATGCGCGAATGCCGAAGATGCTTTGGCAGCATCGGATGGACACGCCGATAGGGCGGTGGACAGAAGTCCGCGAGGATGACCGGGGGTTGTTCATGCGCGGAAAAATTACGGTTAATTCATCGCGCGGGCGTGATGCTTACGAACTGGCCAAGGATGGCGCGCTGGACGGCCTGAGCATTGGATACATGGTTCCGAAGGGTGGCGCTGAGAAATCCGGAGATCACTACCTTCTGAGCGAGATTGATCTTTACGAGGTGTCGTTTGTGACGATGCCAGCCAACTCGGCGGCGACCCTGATGGGCGTCAAGGCCGGAGACATGACCGAGCGTGAGTTTGAAGCCGCGCTTGAGACACTTGGATTTGACCGGACGGCGCGCAAGGTAATCGTGTCGAAAGGCTTCAAAGGGTATCGGGACGGCCTGCGGGATGCAGGTGTTCTGGGGCCTGATTACGATCTGCGGGATGCTGACGAAATCAAACGGACCTTGAATGAAACCCTGCAAAAAATGGGAGTCGGAAATGACTGATCTTGCAGAAATCAAGGGGCTGGTTGAGAAGATCAACCCCGCGCTTACCGAACTGCGTTCCGAAGTGGACGCCCTGAAAGCGGACGTTCCGAAGGACGTGATCACCGAAGACAAGCACAACCGCATGGTTGATGAAATCACGGCCAAGATGCAAGACCTGCAAGATGTGCAGGCGCGCATGAAGGCCAAGATGGATCGCCCGCAAAACGGCTCTGCCGAGGACGTGGAGACCAAGCAGAAGTTCAACGACTTCCTGCGGAAAGGTCACGATCTGGAGGGCCGCGCCCGCGACCGTCTGGAGCTTGAAGTCCGTTCCATGTCTACAGACGATGGGCCGAACGGCGGCTTTCTGGTTCGCCCGGAGTTTTCCGACCGCATCCTGACCCGTGTGTTTGAATCCTCGCCTGTTCGCCAAGTCGCTAACGTCGAGCAGACAAGCGGCAAGTCCCGCATCTTCCTTCTGGACGACAACGAGGCTGCGGCCCGTTGGGCTGGCGAGGGCGCTGCCGGTGCTGAAACCGGCACCCCGACAGTTGGACTGAAGGAAATCGCGGCGCATAAGCTGGAGGCTCTGCCGAAGGTGTCTGACGAAGAGATCGCGGACGCCTATGTCAACGTCGAGCAATGGCTTATCGCCAAGGTTTCCGACAAGTTCGCCCGGACGCAAAACACCGCGTTCGTGAACGGAGACGGCGTTGGCAAGCCCCGTGGGTTCATGACCTATGCGGCGGGTTCGGCGGCGTATGCTCGGGAAACCGTCGAGCAGATCAACAGCGGCACGGCAGCCAACGTCAACGCCGATGGCTTCATTGCCACGCAATCGGCGCTGAAAGAGGACTATCAGGCCGGGGCGATCTGGGGCATGAAGCGCGCCACTTTTGGCGAGGCTCTCAAGCTCAAGGGTTCGGATCAATTCTTCTTTGGCCCGACCTTGCTCAAGGATGGCATGGCGCAAATGCAGCTTTTGGGCCGCAGCGTCGTGTTCATGGACGACATGCCCGCAGTTGGCGCAGGTGCGCTGTCTGTCGTGTATGGCGACTTCGGGCGCGGTTACACGGTTCTGGATCGTGTCGGCGTGACCATCCTGCGCGACCCCTACACGGCGAAGGGCTTTGTTACGTTCTACACCACGCAGCGCGTGGGTGGCGACGTGACGAACTTCGAGGCCATCAAGATCATGAAGTGCGCAGCCTAAGGAGGGCGTGACAATGTTTGACGAACGCAATGGCCGGGAATACGGGCTGGCGCTGAGCGCCACTCTTTCCGGCACCACCAAAGCGGAGGGCGCATGGATCGACATGCAGGGCTTTAACAGCCTGACCTTCACCGTGGCGACCGCAACCGTAACTGACGCTGGCGCAGCCGCCGGGTTCTCGTTCACGGTCGAGGAAAGCGATACCACGGCGGATGCGGACGCGACTGCGGTCGCGGATGCTGACCTGATCGGGCTGGAAAGCGCGCTGACGGTCACGTCGGACGACGACGATAACAAGTTCATTGGCACCATCGGATACCGGGGCGAAAAGCGTTATGTCCGCATGACCGCTCTCGGAACCTCCGGCACCAATGCCGTCGTCATGTCTCACGCGATTAAGGGACACGGGGCAATCCAAGGCGCGGCGTCGATTGACGCTGGCACTGCGGCGACCTGATAAAACTGGCGCGGGGCCTCACGGTCCCGCGCTGCATCACGGAGGGCGCGCGAATGCAAGAAGTCAAGTTTCTCTGCGATCTGCCGGTTTCTCTCGACGGCCTTAAGGTTGAGCGGGTGTCGGCTGGATCGGTAATGCAGATTCCCGATGACATGGTTGCAAGCCTGATCTCCGAAGGGCTGATAGAGCTTGTCCTGAAAGACAAGGCTTTGCGCCCGAAGTTGCGCCGCAAATGACGGCTTCGATTGTTACCCGGCCCGCTGTGCCGCTTATGACCTTGGCGGATGCGAAGGAACATTTGCGGATTACGGGCACGGATGAAGATGGGTATGTCGGCGGTCTGGTGAGCGACGTTGAGGGCTACCTTGACGCCGAGCATGGCGTTTTGGGTCGCGCGTTCATCACGCAAACGTGGGACGAGGCAATAGACGGGTTTCCTGAGAGCCGGATTGATCTTCCGTTTGCGCCGGTCCAGTCGATTACGTCTATCACCTATTACGACACCGCGAACGCGGCGCAGACCTTGGCCGCGTCGAATTATTCCCTGGTGTCGGCTAATGACCAAGCGTTCATTCAAAAGGCTTCTGCGGGGACGTGGCCGGAAACATATGACCGCCCCGACGCGGTAACGGTTCGCTACGTCTGCGGCTATGGCGATGCCCCAACCGATCTGCCCCAGCAGGTTTTGCGGCTGGTGCGGCTTCTGGTGGCGCATTGGGATGGGCACCGCTCGGCGGCTTCGGACCGCTCGGCGGTTGAGGTTCCGATGGCGGCTCAAATGATTATGTCTTCCCTGCGGACTTCTCGGGGCCTTTACTGATGGCGGACCGTATAGGCCGGATGACGGAACTTGTCGCAATCGAGGGCCTAACCTCTACATCGGACGGCATCGGCGGTTCGACAAAGACATGGGCGACCGTTGCGAGTGTCTGGGCTGCTGTCAGCGCGGGCAGCGGCAAGGAGGCGTTCGAGGGCGACCGGACTAACGCGACCGCCACCGTGATTTTCACGATCCGCAACCGGTCGGATTTTGACGAGCGCAACCGGATCGCATGGGGCGGCGTGACCTACAACATCCGTGAAGTTAAGCGCGAGGGTTCGCGCCCGCTGTATGTCAAGATCATTGCCGAGCGGGGAGTGCCGTCGTGAAAGCTACGCTAACCGGGGTTGATGACGTGGCGAAGATGCTGGAGCAGATCGCGCCGCGCGAGGCAAACAACATCATGCGCGCCACCGTTCACGGCGTGGCCGGCACAATCAGCAAGGATGCGCGGAACAATTCGCCGGAGGACGAGGGAGATCTCAAGAAGGCGATCAAGCACAAGCGCGAACGATCTTTGCCGGGCAGGTTCCTTTCAACGGTTCGGGTCAACCCCACGGCGTTCTACTGGCGATTTGTCGAATACGGGCAGGGTCCGGATGGCGAGGAGCAGGCGATGTTCCTGCGCGCCGTCGAGGCGTTCCGGAGAGACATGGACAGAACTTTCGTGACGCAGTTTGGCAAGAAGTGGGAGGCGGCTCTGAAACGTGCCGCGCGCCGCAATGCCGGTTGAGGTCGAACTTCAGCGCGCTGTTCACGAGGTTCTCACGGGTGCCAGCATCGGGGCGGATGTTTACGACATTGCGCCCCAGGCATCGGATGGCGGGGCTACCGGGCCATACGTCACCATCGGCAGGACCGTGACGACAATGGAGCCGGTAGACGAGGTTCAAAGTTTCAGCGTGGTTATGCGCATACACACCTTTTCGCGCACCGGCTCCATGCTTGAGTGCCGCACGATCCAAGGTGCGATTTACGACGCCTTGCACAACTCTCATTTGGTGATGACCGGCTTTGAGTGCTGGTCGATCCTGCGGGAAATGTCCGACGTTATGTCGGAGCAGGACGGGCGGATTCACGGCGTTTGCGAATACCGCGCATTGATCCAGACCCAATAGCGGGGCGACCCGTTTAGCCCATATCCCGCGCCTTGGGCAAGCGCAGGACGGCCCGTCGTGATGACGCGCCTATTCCCTTAGATGGAGGCCCTTATGGCTAACTCGGCAGGCCGCGATTTTGTGGTCAAGAAGAACGATGTGAAAATCGCAAGCGTCACGACGAAATCGGTGAATTGGGCCGGGACGCTTATTGATATCACGAACGACGACGACGACGGTGCCACGACCTATCTGGCGGACGAGTTTGGAAACACTACGCTGGAAATGACGGTCGAAGGTTTCACCGACGACGACGTTTTGTCCGATTTGGCATTTGTTGCGACGAGCAGCAGCAAGCACCTTTCGGATATCACGCTGGAGCGGGCGAACGGCGACGAAATCAGCGGCACGTTCATTCTGACGGCATACTCCGAAACCGGCGCAAGCGCGGAGGGCAGCACCTTTACGGCAACGTTGGTTCGTAGCGGCATCCACACTTGGACACCGGCGACCTGATGAAGGGCTTTGAGGATGTAACGCTTGGCTGGGGCGGTGAGGAATACACTGTCCCGGCCAACAATCAGTTGATGCTAATTGCGCAGATCGAGGACGCCTTGGCAGGCACGTCCGGGCAACAGGCGGTCAACGTGCTCCTGCGTTCCGGCGGGCCGTCCCATTCGCGGCTTTCGCAGGCATACGGCGCGGCCCTGCGCTATGCCGGTGCCACTGTGACCGACGATGAAATCTACCTGTCCATCATGGAAGATTTCGCCAGCGGGAGCAACGATTCTGCCAGCAAGATTCAGGGCGCGATCATGGGCCTTTTGGCAATCGTCGCGCCGCCTATCGCGCGGGCTGTTGCTGCGGATGAACCAGCAAAAAAGCCGAAGCCCCGGAAGCCACGCAAGGTCTAGTTCGGACCCTGCATGATTTGCTGGTCGGGCAAGACTGGGTTTCGCCGCTGGACTTCTGGCGTCTGCCTCCGGGGCAAATTTGGTGGATCATTGACGCGAAGATGCCGCCCGAAAAGGCGGCTTCTGCGGACACGACGGCGCGGCTGAAAAAGCTGTTGGCTGACTCAAGAGCAAGGGATCAGACATGAGTAAGGTTGTCGGTGATATTGCTGTCCGGGTTGGCGCTGATGTAACCGGCCTGACGGCGGGCATGGACCGCGCGGGGCGGTCTGTCACCGGCTTTAACCGGCGCGCTGCCAGCCTATCCAAGCGCATG